GAGGGCGCGTGCGAGCTCCACCAGGACGGGGATGCAGCGTGGCTCGCGCTCGATGAGCGCCTCCAGGAGAGGCTTGGTCTTGTGCCACTTCTCGGCGGCCTCGCGCATCTCGGCGAAGTCCAGGAGGTCGCAGACGGCCAGGTCGGCGTGGACCTCCAGGGAGGCGTTGTTGTAGAAGCGGAGGGCGAGCATGGGGAGTTCGCCACTGGCCTGCTCTCCGGCCTTCTCCCACATGGCGCGGGTGATGCTGATGGACTTGGCCAGGGTGGACTTGCCGTCGACCGCGAAAGCGAAGGTGCATTCCGTGCGGTCGTGCTTGGCATCCATCTGGTCACGCCACTGGTTGCCACTCCCCCGGGTCTGGCGCATGCCCAGCACCTTGGCCAGACGCGCTTCGTGCGCGTCTCCCATGCGCTTGTTCAGGCCCTTGTCGAAGGTCACTTGGCATGGCCCTTCTTGACGCAGACCAGCTTGGCGGGCTGGGGCCAGTGCCAGATCTCGGTGCCGTCCTCGATCGGCCTGTTGTGGCAGGTGCAGCGCTCTGGCTCCCCTTCGCCCTGCAGGTAGACCATCTTGGTTGGCGGGAAGTCGGGGTCGACCGGAAGCGGCTTGCTGGCGATACGCCAGGTCAGGACGGCTCCGAGCTGGGCGGTGCCCCAGAGGCTGGTGACGATGACCAGGACAGCGAAGCGGAAGCTCGGGGTGTCGTCGAGCTGGGAGAGGTCGTAGTGAGTGGTGAAGCTGTACCAGGAGTAGGAGAAGACGCCGAGGGAGGCAATCCGGCCTATCCAGGTGGCAGTTCGGCTGGTGAGGATCGTGAACAGGCGGTTCATGCGGCGGCCTCCAGGATCTCGCCGGTGGTGGGGTCGACGTCGTCGGGTACGTCGTCGTAGGAGACGGTGTGGTCGGCCTTGACGTCACCAGAGATGGCGGTCAGGGCCTTCTCGCGGACCTGCTCGACGAGCTCGGGCCGCTCGGCGATGGCTGCTTCGACGCCGGGGCGGCCGCCCTTGACGGTGGTGCCGTCGGGCATCTCGTAGGAGACCGTGGACAGGCGCTTGATCGCGCCGGTGGCGATGCCGAGGGTGATGGCCTCGTCTGCGCGATCGATGCCGACGGGGCCGTACTTGTCGGTGGCGACGTTGCGGAACCAGAAGTCGGCGACCCTGCCCTGTGGGGCGAGCTTGTTGCGCTCGACCTTGACGCGGATCTGGCGGGCGACTTCCAGCTCGGCCGGGGCCTTGGAGACGGCGTCGGTGATGGACACCTTCTTTGTCGGCTCGCCGGTGCGGCTCATCTTGATCTTGGTGGTCGTGTTGTACTTCAGGGCCGAGGGTCCGGCGGACTTCTCGCCGCCGCGCGGGTTGCCGATTGCGGCCCGGTACTGGTTCACGAAGATCACGGCCGCGTTGTTCGCTCGGCACAGGCCCGCAACGCGCTTGACCATGCGGGAGATGACTTGGGCGTTCTTGCCCATGGCGGACTCCTCGGCCTTCTTTTCGAAGGCTGCGCGACTCTCCATGCCGCCGACGGAGTCGACGACGACGAGGGAGATTTCTCCGTCTCGGAGGAACATGCTGACCTGGTCGGAGACATCCTCGGAGTGGTCCGGGTAGATGTGGACGAAGCGGTCTTCGTCGAGGTCCAGGCCGAGTTTCGCGGCCCACTCGAAGTCGAAGGACTGCTCCATGTCGATGATCGCAACGCCCCGGTCGGGGAACATCCTCTGGGCGTCGACCATGGCAAGGATGCATTGCGTCGTCTTGCCCATGCCCTCGGGGCCGACGATCTCGTGGGTGCGCTTCAGGGCGAAGCCGCCGCCGAGGGCGTAGTCGAGGGTGAGGCTGCCGCTGGATATGAAGGTGGGGCGGACCATCGTGTCGCGCCGGGTGACGCGGTCGCCGTAAACCTTGGTCAGGTCCGCGCGCAGCTTGGCGAGGCGGCTCTTGGGAGGCATGGTACGGGGGCTCCTTGGCGGTAGGAGTAGCTGATGGCGGTCAGCTGTGGCCAATGGCGGTTGGCTCGATTTCGCAGCTTACGCGGCGGGACTGACAGTGGCCCGATTCTGGCCCTCCAGGATTTGGGCGGCCTGGCCCATCTCCCACTCCAGGGCCATCTCCAGCAGCGCCAGGCGCTTGAGGACGTACTTCTCGGACTGGTAGTCGCCAGGAGGCGCGGTGCGCGGGTCGCCGTACACGCGGCCCTCTTCGATGCGCAGGATGCTCTTGCTGGAGGACTTGATGGCGTAACCGAGGGCACCCCGGCTCATGTTGAAGGACATGCGGGAGGCCTGGATGGCCTTGCCGAGACGGCGCCAGGCGGCCTGCGGATAGGTGGAGCGGTCGAGGTGGGTGAGCGTCTCGCCGTCGACCGGCAGGGTGCTGACGGCGGCGGTCGGCCACATGGCGGTCGTGAGGGCCTTGTCGACGTAGGAGCGGGCGTTGCCGTTGTCCCAGTCGAGGGCCTCGTCGAGGAGGGAGAGGCTGAGGCGGCCGAGGGCCTCGGCGACGTCCGGCGGGATGAAGCCGCTTTCCAGGGCCGCGTATTCACGGACTGTCAGGCCAGTGTGCTGGGCGACGGCGGCCTGGGAGATCTGCAGGCCGCTGCGGGTCTTCTTGGCGGCCGCGCCGAGGGCAGACCAGTAGGGGTGGCTGATGGAGGAGATGATGGGCATGGCGGTGCCTCTCACAGGGGCTGGTAGGCGACGAGGGACAGGCCCCGGTCGTTCTTGCGGAGTTCGGCCAGACAGAGGGCGCCCTTGACGAAGCGGCGCTGCTCGACGGCCCAGGCGTCGCGGAACACGGCGACGCGGAGGGTGGAGAGCTCGGTCTCCAGGGTCAGGAAGCCCATGTCGCCGGTTTTGTGCGGGCGGGCTCCGGCCACGATGGCGGCGACGTAGTACGTGCCGTTCGGTCCGGCGGCCAGCTGCTCGGCCTGGGCCTTGCAGACGGCGCGGTCGTTGGCGTCGAGGTCGTCGAACGGTGTGGAGCTGAGGTAGGTGCCGAGCATCTCGTGCTCGATCTGCCGGACGTCCACGGGCGAGTACGGGTCGATGGTGTCGACTTGCAGTGGCGGCCGGGGCACGTACTGGCGGCAGGCCTTCGTGCAGCGCTTCGCGGGGGCCTTCTGCTTGAGGATCTTGCCGGTGCGCTGGTTGACCCGGGCGGGCTCCGCGTGCCAGTCGAAGCCGCAGACGTCCGGGGCGTCCGGGTGCAGCAGCTCCAGGCTGGTGCGCAGGCCCTCGTCCTTGTAGAAGCAGCGGGCGTCCTCGCCGGTCTTGGCGGCGAGCAGCTTGGCTTCCAGGCCGCGCCGGTTGGCGACGAGGGTGTCGAAGGCGCCGATGCGGGCGAGGAGGGCGACGACTCCGGCGTTGGCCTTGGGGCTCTTGCGCTCCTCGAAGTCCGCCCAGGAGGCGTACGGCTGGGTCTCGACGAGGGCGCGGACGGCGACGTCGCCGACGCCCTTGACGGAGCCGAGGCCGTAGCGGACGGCGTAGCGCTCGGGGTCGGCGGTGAAGCCGGGGCCGGAGTGGTTGATGTCCGGGGGGAGGACTTCGACGTCGAGGCGTCGGGCTTCCTTGACGAACTCGGGGACGCGGTCCTTGTCGACGGTGCTCATGGCGGAGACGAGGAACTCGCGGGGGTAGTTGACCTTGAGGAACGCGGTCCAGAAGGCGAGGAAGGCGTACGCGTAGGCGTGGCTCTTGTTGAACCCATACTTGCTGAACTCGGCCATCTGGGACCACAGGCGCTCGGCCTGCTCGCGGGGCATGTCGACGCGGGAGAGGAACTCCTGTCCGGCGTCGGCGATGGCGGAGACCTTCTTCTTGCCGAGGATGCGGCGGACGCCGTCGGCCTCGGACTCGTCGTACCCGGCGAGGAGCTGGGTGACGGCCATGACCTGCTCCTGGTAGATCATCGCGCCGTACGTGGGGGCGAGGACGGCTTCCAGGCGGGGGTCGGGGTAGGTGACGGCCTGCTCGCCTGCGCGGCGGCGCAGGTAGAGGTCGGTCAGGCCGGAGTTCATGGGGCCCGGCCTCACGATGGTGACCATGTCGGCAAGTTCGGCGACGTTGCGGGGGCGCATCCGTTCGCACAGGCGGGTGCCGGAGTGGGTCTCGATCTGGAAGACGCCGAGGGTGTGGGCGGCCTGCAGCTCGTCCCAGACCAGCGGGTCCTCGAACTCGGTCTCCCAGGCCTCCAGGTCTATCTCGTACCGGCGCTGCTCGCGGACCAGGTCGAGGGTCTGCTGGATGGTGTCGAGGGTTCGCAGGGTGAGGATGTCGAACTTCACCAGGCCGATGGCCTCGACGTCGCCCATGGCCCACTGCGTCACCATCTGCTCTTCGCCGTCGATGGTGCGCATCGGCAGCCAGTCGGTGAGCGGAGCGCCGGTGGAGATGACCACACCGGCCGCGTGGCGGCCGTAGGACTTCAGGCGGCCGACCAGGCGCTCGGCCATGGCGAACAGCTCGGGGTAGCGGTCGGCGAACGGCTGCAGCTGCTCGCCGTGCTGGACCCAGAGGTCCTCCCAGGACATGCCGAGTCCGGCTGTGCCCGCTTCGGCCTCATCGATCAGGGCGGACACCTGGCGCAGGTCGGCCGCCGCGTTCTCCGGCAACTGGGAGGCCAGCGCACGGACCAGCTCGTTGATGACGGCCTTGTTCTTCAGGCGCAGCTCGGAGCCGATGGAGACGACGTTGCGCTCTCCCCAGCGCTCGCGGAGGTAGCCGAGGATCTCGGCCTTCTTCGAGGCGGGGAAGTCGACGTCGAAGTCCGGGAGTCCGGCGCGGCCGTAGGTCAGGAACCGTTCGAAGAGGAGGTCGTGTCGGACTGGGTCGAGGGCGGTGATGCGGGCGAGGTAGGCGACGAGGGAGCCTCCGCCGGAGCCGCGTCCGGGGCCGACGAGGATGCCCTGGTCCTTCGCCCAGGCACAGTAGTCGGCGACCATGAGGTAGTACCCGCAGAAGCCTTTGTCGACAAGGAGAGACATCTCCCTGGCGACCCGGTCGAGGTAGATCTTCCGGGTGGCTTCGTTGGTGATCGGCAGCCGGTCCCAGTTCTTCTCGATCAGATCCCACAGCCGGTTCGCGTCGGTTGCCGGGGCGCCCGTGAAGGACGGGGTGGTCGTCTCGCCTTCGATGCGGGCGTTGCAACGCTCCGCGAGCGCCGTGGTGTTGGCGATGGCCTCCTCGACAATGTCCTGGCCGAGGTAGGTGAGCCCGGCGCGGACCTCGTCCTCGCCCATGACGTAGAGGTTCAGGTCCTCGGAGAACAGGTCGCCTTCGTCCTGGACGTCCTTGTTGGTCTGGCAGGCGATCCAGACGTCGTGGGCGTGGGCGTCGTCGGCGGTCGGGAAGTGGGAGTCGACGGTGGCCAGCAGCGGCAGGCGGAACTCGCGGGCGAAGGCGACCAGGGCCTGGTTGAGCTTCACCTGGTCGGGCATGTCGTTCGGCTGCAGCTCGACGTACAGGCGGCCCGGGTAGAGGTCCATGAGCCGGGTCAGGCGGGCCTGCGCCAGCTCGTAGTCGCCTGTCTTGAGGGCGACGGCGACGGGGCCGCGCAGGCAGCCGGTGGAGGCGATGACGCCGTCGTTGAACCGGCCGAGGGTGTCCCAGTCCATGCGGGGGCGGTGGTAGAAGCCGTCGCGGAAGGACTCGGTGGAGGCGGCCCAGATGTTGCGCAGGCCGGTGTCGTCCATGGCGAAGAGGCAGACGTGCCAGTAGTCGTTGCGGAGCTTGGCCTGCAGCTCCTTGTCTCCTGCCTCGGCGCGGATGACGCGGTCGTCGCACAGGTAGGCCTCGATGCCGAAGATCGGCTTGACCCCGGCCTTGTCGGCGGCGCGCTGCAGCTCGGGGTGTCCGGCGCAGGTGCCGTGGTCGGTGATGGCGACGGAGGTCTGACCGTGGGCGGTGACCTCGCGGAGAATCTCGTCCATGCGGGACAGGCCGTCGAGGGGGCTGTGCTCGCTGTGGGTATGTAGATGAACAAACCCGGAGCCCGCCTTGGGCGGGTCTTCCTTGGCTTCGAGCTGGTCGAGGACCTCGTGGTAGGTGGGGATGCCCTCGTCGTCGCCGAAGATCGCCGAATGGCCGAACCCGATGGCCAACTGGCCGTTGCCGAGGTCCTGGTCCTCCAGCCGGTGTATCGGGACGGCCGCGACACCGTCCAACAGGACGACCATGACTCCGGCCGCGCCGTCTGCGAGCGCGCGGGCCCAGACCATGGGCGAGACAGTGATGGGCTCGACCGCCGGAACAAGCAGCCAGCGGGTGCCGTCTTCTTCGTGCTCAGCAAGGGAGGGGAGGTGGATGTTCAGGCCGCCGACACGGTGCGTCCCGCCGGGGAAGCGCTCGTGGGCGTAGGAGGTGATGAGGCGCAGCACGGTGGTGGTCCTTGCGCTGAAGGGTGTTGAAGGCTGACCGGGCCGCCCCGGGGAAGAACGCAGCGCTGAACGCTGAGCGCCGTATCTGACGGCACCGGGGCGGACCGGTGTCTGTGCGCCTGGATCAGGCGGCTGCGGAGTCCTGCGGCTGGCCGAGCATCTGGATGCGGCTGCGCAGGTCGTCCGAGATGTTCGCCGGGCCGCTGGCGGCGTCGGCCGGGAGGTTCACCATGCCCCCGGTGGCCGCCGTGGCGGCGGTGATGGTGCCGTCCTTCTCGACCGACTTGGTCGGGTCGAAGAAGCGGGCGTAGTACTCGTCGCTGGCCTTGTCGGCGACGATGCCTTCCAGGCTGATCTCGCGCTCGGCGACGGCCTGGAGGTACTTCTCCCAGATGGGGGTGCCCGGCTTGATGAGGTTCTGGCCGGTCGCCGGGTCCGTGATCGGGTCGATCGGGACGATCTTGTACTCGGTGTCGGTGCCGGTGCCGCTGCGGGTGACGCTGAAGTCCCGGTCGACGACCGTCCCGTACAGGCCGTGGAGGGCCTTGAAGTGGGCGAAGAAGCCCTTCATGGGCTGGTTGATCACCAGGATGCGGGGGTAGTGCAGCTTGTTGCCGGTGGGCTTGCCGTCGACGCCGAGCTCGTCGACCTCGTCGACCTTGTCGCGAATGCCGACGACGACTCCCTGCTTGGCCGGGCCGCCGAGGGCCTCGCTGCCGTCGCCGCGCACGATCTCCCGCTCGATGGCGAGGGCCCACACACGGGGGCGCGGGGAGGCGACCTTGCCGAAGGAGTTCTTCAGCTTGGCGTCGTCGATGTAGCAGTCCTGGTAGTGGCCGCCGAACGCCTTGTCGTAGCGGCACACCGAGGTCATGTTCTTGGGCCACTTCTCCCCGGCGTCCTTGGGGGCGGGCTTGCATGGAACGAAGCTGTGCTGGTTGACCCAGATCCAGTCGTCGTGGTCCGTGAGGAGGCGGACGACTGCGGAGTCGCCGTCGTCCTTGAGGCCGAAGTAGTCGGGGCCGCGACGGCCGTTGGAGGAGGCGCTTGCCTCCTTCTCGGCCTGCTCGGCGGCGGTGCCGCCTCGGCGGAAGTTGATGACGGGGCTCGTGTTGGCGGTCACGAAGGCTCCTGAAGATCTTTGATGGCGGATGAAGCCAGTTATCTGACGGCGGCAGTGGCGGCTGCCGCAATCAACTCCCCGGTCACCTTGGCCTGTTCGTGGAGAAGGACAACGGGGGGTCCGAGGTCCTTCGCCACGAGGAATGGCTGCTCCGATACGGCGTGGAATCCGATGATGAATCCGGGGCATCCACGGTCGGCCAGAGCGTGTGTGAGTCCTTCCTGCCACTCGGCCAGCCTGGCGACATCGTCGCAGGTAGAGCCCAACAACAGGTAGGAGTACGGCCATGCGGCCGGGGGGTTGGATGGGGGATGGCGGTCCCCGTCTCCGTCATCATGAAAGCTGTCGGCGGAACCCGAAGCAAGGAATTCGAGGACCGGATTTCCGGTCTCCTCGGCCAGAGTTGAAACAATGTCTCTGGCGGTCGTTTCGGTGCCGTATTCCGTGTTCTGCCGGGAGGCCTGGATGGCAGCCTGGCGCAGGATGGTCTCGATGACGGCTCGGTCGATGAAGGTGCTGCCGGGCTGCTTGGCGTCGTACGCGGCGCGCCGCTCACGGCTGATCAGCACCTTGAAGATCGCGGTCAGTTCGGCGTCGTTCGGGCCGCCGAGGGCCTGGTAGGCCTCGCGGATCTCCAGCTTGGTAGCGGTCGGCGGCACGCCGAGCCTGCGGTAGTAGCCGTTGACGTCGTAGGCGACCGGCGCCGGGCGGGGCGGGGCGGGCACCATGATGGTGCTGGTGGAGATGACGATGTGCTCGGGACGGCCGCTCATCTGCAGTCCCGTCATCGTCTACTCCCCCTCGCTGTCCGTCTCCTCGCCCTCGGCGAGGATGCCCGCGCGCTCCGTCTCGGTGAGCGCCACGGCGGTGCGGACCAGCTGGCCCTCTTCGTTGTCCTTCGCGACGGCGGTGATCGTGCCGGTGCCGAACTTGAGCATACGTGCCTCCCTGGGGTCACCCCTTGGGTTGGTCGGGGCCCTCGGGACAGGCAGGCTCGTCCTCGACGGGCTCGGTGCAGTCACCGGGGCAGAAGTCAAAGATCGAGTGGACTCCGGGAGGGCACTCAGCCACGGCAGGCTCCTGAGTGGGCGGGCTGGAAGCAGCGGTGGCAGTACAGGGCCTTCGGCTGCTCCCACACCTGCCAGGGCACCGCGTACTCGTTGACGAGGACGTCGTACAGCGCGTCGGACATCTCGGCGGGGTCAGCGGCGAAGGGGCTCTGCACAACCCAGTTCTGGCACCAGCGGGAGGCGCGTTGCGGGGCGCCGGGGAAGAACTTGCCGTTGAAGGTGCGGCCCGCGACGGCGCGCCATCCGGCGGGGTCGTTGTCCATGAACCAGATGAGCTTCTTACGGCCTCGCACCAGGTGCTCGATCTGCTCGTCGGTGACGACGGCGCCGAAGGTTCCCTCGATGTTGCTGTGGTGCTGGTGGCGGAGCTGACTCATGGGCGACTCGACGACGACGACCTCGTGCCGCAGGAACTCGCGGCCGAAGATCGTCTCGTCGCGAGGAAAGCCGGGGGTGCTCAGGTACTTCGGTGCGGTGGGGTCGGCGCTGGGCAGGCGCCGGGACTGCCAGCCGACGAGCTGGCTGTCCCAGTAGTGCGGGATGACGGCGCGCGGGCCAGTGCGCACCCGGGCCTCGGGCGGCCCCATGAAGCCGTCAGGGTCGAGGCAGATGTCCATGCGTTCGCAGGTCTCGATGGGGATGCCGCGCTCGCGGGTGATGTAGTCGGGGACGCTCCGCCAGCGCTCCAGCATGCGGGGGCTGTAGACCGGCATGGGCGGCCGGGTCTTCGGTGTGTAGAGGGCGTCGAAGAAGGCGAGCATGTCGGGCAGGCCGACGGCGCGGGTGAGTCCGGCTTCGCCGAGGAGCCATTCGCGGGCCTCGTCGATGGTGATGTCGCCGCGCACCGTGGCGATGAGCCACAGGATGGTGCCGCTGGAGTCGCAGCCCAAACAATTAAAAAGTAGCTTGCTGGCCGACAGAGCGGCGGTGGGGTTGCGTTCCTGGTCGTTGTGGAAGGCGCCGATGGGGCACGGGACGATGAGCTCGTCGCGGATCTGACGTTTGACCTGGATGCCGAGGGAGTCGAGGACGTCCTTGGCGATCTGGACCTTCTGCTCGTCGGGGAGCGCGGCGAGTTGGTCGAGGTCAGTACTCATCGACGGCGGCCGCCTTGACGCGCTCCAGGTCGGCCGGACTGGCCACGTTCTCACTCCAGGTGAAGCCGCAGGCGTGGCAGCCTCGGCAGAGGTGCTCGGTGGTCTCGTCAGGGACGTACTCGGGATACTCGGCCATGGCGACGATGGCGTCGCGGCGCTCCTTGCACATCCCAGCCACCACGGTGTCGTGGTACTCGGTGATGGGGTGTTGAGTGAGGCACTTCGGGCAGCGACCCTCGGGCTCACCGGTGAAAGCGACGAGCCACGGTCCTCGAACGGTGGAGGTCATGCTGCTGCCTGCGCTTCCTTCAACAGGGCGCGTTCTGCCGCGCGCAGGGCCTGCCGGGCTTCCCGGCAGGTGCACTGGGGATGCGGGGGGAGCTGAAGTTCGCTGCGCTTGAGGTGTGCGCGGTAGCCGCGCTCGGTGCCGCAGATCGGCCGGAGCGGGGAGTGGAAGGGGTTCACCCGGCTTCCGGGGATCTCCTCGAACTCGGTGCGCCGGTTCTTCTCACTGGCGATCTTGGCGGCCTTGGCTTCCTCGTCGCGCTTGGCCTGCTCTTGCTCGCAGGTCTCGCAGGTCTCGCCGAGGGACTTGTGGCGGCTGAGGGCCTTCTCTGTGCCGCACTCGTGCGGGAGGGCGTCGGATTCGGTGATGCCAAGGGCGGCCCAGCGCTCCGGCTGGGTCTCTCCGCCCCAGATGCCGAACTCGCGGCCCTCCCGGCCCGCGCGGAGGCAGGCGAGGCGGACGGGGCAGGTGTCGCAGATCCGCAGGGCCTTGCGGACGACTCTGGTCGTGCGGCCCTTGCCGGTGTCGAACAGTCCGGGCTTGACGGCGCAGGGGAAGGCGTAGGCGGTCACAGGGTCACCTCGCCGAGGACGTGCTGGGTGCCGTACCAGGGCTCCCAGGCGCAGCGCCAGTTGGTCAGGTCCATGCGTCGGGACGCGAGCATCTGCAGGGTGGCCATACCGGCGGCGACCTCGGTTTCTGAGCGGAGTAGGCCGAAGACCCAGGAGCTGTAGCGCTCGATCGCGGAGGAGTCGGCGATGTGCTGCAGTTCCAGTCGTCCGGCCTTCTGGGCGGCGGCGACGCCCTCACGGTTGATCTGGCAGTTCAGGAACACCGGCGGCGTGTAGCGGCCGGTGGTGATGAGCGTGGACAGCTCGTTCATGATCTCGGCGATCGTTTCGTGCTTGGGTCGCCGGGCGTTGGGGGCGGGGTGCTGGATGTGGGAGAGCTGGTCGATGATGATCGACTTCGCTCCGTAGGACTGGGCCTGCCGGATGATCGTGGTGGGGGTTCGCAGGCTGGGGTCCGGCGAGAGGACGTGCAGGCCGTCCTTCAGGTCGTCCTCGTTCTCGGCGAGCCAGGTGCGGACGCGGTCGACATCCTCGGGGGTGCAGGTGCCCTTCTGGTACTCGCGGTAGTCGACGGCGCAGATCTGGCAGGCGAGCCGGTCGTACGTCATCTGCACGCTGTTCTCCAGCGTGTACAGGACGGTGACGCGGCCGCGCTTCCACTCCGTGTGTGCGACGTGGGTGGCGCTGAACGACTTGGCGCCCTTGGGCGGAGCGCACCAGGCGCAGATCTCGCCGTCGTGGACGCCCAGGGTGTGCTTGTCGACGGCCTCCATGCCGACGGACATGCCGCTGATGACCTTGGGGGCGGCCGCTCGTTGGTCGTAGCGGGAGAGGCTGTCGCGCAGGCCTTGGACGCCCTCGACCTCGTCCTTGCGGTTGCGGACCGACATGGACAGCTGTTGGAAGGAGGCGGCGGCCCGGTGGACGGCTTCGACGCGCTCGTGCGGCTCGGAGCCCGCCATCTCGACGGCGACTTCGCGCTGCAGGCGCTGGGACTCGGCGAGGACGTACTGGGACTGCAGGTACTCGATGGCCGGGCCGACGTCGTCGAGTTCCAGGTCCTCGTCGGGCAGGGCGATGTTGCACTGCTCCAGCCGGTGGCCCCACTGCTCCGTGAGGAGTTCGCGGGAGGGGGCCTTGTTCCGGCCGGAGCGGTAGAAGTACGAGACGGCCCAGTCGACGACGTCGCGCATGCCGGTCGTCGGAATGCACGCCGGTTCCAGGCCGGTGTCGGCCAGCTGCTCCAGCGCGTCTACGTCGGTGAGGCTCGCGTAGAGGACGGTCTCTGCGTGCATGGTCACTGAACGGCCACCTGCGGGAAGGCGAGGCCTCGGGCGACGGCGAGCGCCACGGCATGGGTGCGGTTGTCGGCGTCGAGGCTGGGGCGGATGGAGTAGCGCCAGTAGTCCCGGACGGTGTGGATGCTGATCTGCAGCTCGTGCCCGATCTCGCCGTCGGTGTATCCCCTGCTGGCCAGCTGGACGATGTCGCCCTCACGTGAGGAGAGCGGCGCCCCCAATTCTTTGAACACCATGGTCATGGGCGCTCGCCCTGGGGCAGCCGGTCCACATCGTCGGCGACCATGCGCAGGCCCATGGCGGCCCCCGCCAGGTAGGCGTTGTCGTCGGCGTGCTTCATGATCTCTTGGGCGAAGTACCGGATGGCGTCGCCGGGGGTCCGACGCAGGAAGCTGACGATCCCCTTCTCCACGGGCGTCTCGGACGGCTGCGCCTTCTGGAGCTCCTTGAGAGCGGCTTCCGCCTCCTTCGCGCGCTCCTTCCAGCGGCGGCACTCCTTGATGACGCTGTCGTTGCGGCGCTGGAGATCGATCAGGGCCTGGTTCGCGGTGGCCAGCTCGGACTCGGGGGCGCGGAAGTCGTGGACGAGGTCGCGAATCCTCTTCTCCAGCTCGTCAACCTCTTTCCTCGACGTGCCCAGGAGGTTCTGCAGAGTCCGGAGCTTGTGGTCGACGACGCGGACCTGCTCACCAGCATTCACGGCGGAGGCTCCCGCCCTCGGGGCGTAGTGCCGGGTCACCCGGTTGTCGGCGGTGGCCTGCCAGGCCGTGACCGCCTCGCGGATCTGGCTGCCGACCTGGTTGGGGATGGAGTCGTACAGGTCACTCATGTCATACCGCCGTGATGGGTCGAGCCAGGCCAAGGTCGGCTTCCTGGCGAGTGAGTTCGCGTCGCGCGGGCCTGTAGTCGGCGCCGGTGACCTCGATGAAGTCAGCGGCCTCGGTGAGTAGGCTCATCGCGTAGACGCCGTACCCCGACTGGATCTCCTGTGGGGTGAGGTTCGTGGTGAAGACCGTGGGGGCTGCGTCGGCGACGCGGGAGCGGACGATCTGGTCGACCATCGACTCGACCATCTCGATCCGGCCCTTGTTCTCCTTGCCCCAGTCGTCGATGGCGAGGACGTCCACGTTGCGTACGCGGCGCGTCCACTGCTCCCGCTCTTCCTTGTCTCTCCAGCTGGAGGTGAAGAGGTCGATCACCTCGTTGAACTGGGAGAAGTGGACCTGGAAGCCGTTGGCCATGAGGAACTTGGACAGCAGGGCGAGCAGGAGCGTCTTGCCGGTGCCGGGGGTCTTGGACCAGAGGATGAGGTTGCGTCCGGCGGCGATGTTGCGGGCGGCCTGCAGGGCGTAGCTCATGACCTGGTCGACGACGGGCTGGGGAACGGTCTTGACGTCGTCCCAGCCCAGGCGCTGATAGTTCAGCGGGATGCCTGCGTTGAGGAACCACAGGTGCATGAGCCACTGGTGGGAGCAGTGGCAGTCGTAGGTGACGATGTCGCTGGTGCGGCGGCCAGCGTCGTCGTCGGCGTACCAGCGGTAGGTGCGGCCGTCGCGCTTCAGGCACGTCAGGCAGGAGTCCTTGGGACTGGCCCACAGGCGAGGGCGAGAGGCCTTGAGCCGCTCGAAGTCCGGGTTGGACAGCGGATGGCAGGACGGGGGAGGGATCGGGCGGTGTCTCAAGGTGGCGGTCCTTGATGAGGGCCCGGTGGCGGCCGGGCGGGTGATGGGTCAGGCGACGGCAGGCTGTACCGCGAGGTGCTGACGGATGTGGTCGTCGAGCAGGTCTTGCTCCCAGAGGGCCATGGCTTCGTGCCAGGCCTGAAGGCTGTCGAAGGCGATCGGCTCAGGCATCGGTCAGCCGCTCCGAGATCGGCCCGGCGAAGTAGTCGTCGTTGCCCTTGGTGAAGCGGGTGATGGTGACCGGCGCGTCCCGCCAGTAGCCGTCCTGCTGCTCGAAGGCGAAGCGGGCGATGGGCCCGGCCTGGCGGCCCCAGCGGACGGCGAAGCTCTTGAAGACCGAGTTGATCTGGGCCTGTTCGCGGCGCGGCTGGGGGCCGTGGCGCTCGGCGACGACGCGCATGACGTAGTCGCGCAGCTGCTCCCAGGACCAGTCCTCGGGGGCGTCGAGGAGGTCGGTGGCGGCCATGGTGACGGGGCCAGAGGTGGCGGCCGGGCGGGCGTGCAGCGGGTGTACGCCGTCGAACGTCGGGGAGAGCGGCCGGACCACGGTTGTGGTGGCGGCCTTGCCGTAAGCGGCAGCAGAGAAGTCGAGCACGAGGTCTCCAACCTGGCGGTGGCTGGGCACGGCAAAAATGGAGGTCTGCCGTGGAAGATGGCCTCCTGGCGGTGAGGCGCTTTGACGCTAACCGCCGGTCCAGGTCGAGAGCAAGAAAGTGGCCTACCAGAGTTCTCCGGCCAGCAGGCGGCGCTCGATATCGCGGAGTTGGAGCTCGTTCAGGAACTTCCACAGGGCCCGCCAGGCGGCGTCCGGGCCGGGTGTGACGGGCATGAACGGGCTGATGATGCCGTTGGCGGCCATCTCGTACGGCGGGTCGCGGAGATCGACGAGCTGCCGGTAGATGTCGATTTCGCCCTTGTCGCGGGCCTTGGAGATGGCCGGGTGCTCAATGGCGGCCATGTTCCACCCGGTGGCCGAGAGGTGCTTGAGGGCGAACTTCGGGCCGATGCCGCGTACACCAGGTATGCCGTCGGAGGCGTCGCCAGTCAGTGACATGACGACGGGGAGCTGTGCGGGGGTGCAACCGTGATGCTCGATGACCTTGGCCTCGTCCCAGCGGTCGGTCGGGGTGTCGGCCGAGGAGACACGGATCTGGGTGCACGGCTGGCCGTTGGGGTTCGGGCCGACGAGCTGGAGCATGTCCTTGTCGCTGGAGAGGATGACGACCGGCTCGCGGGCGAACCGCCAGTAGGCGGCGATGAGGTCGTCGGCCTCGAAGCCGGGGTAGTAGGTCCAGTGCACCCGGGCGAGGTAGAGGAACTCCCGTACGAGCCTGCGGGTGATGCTGCGGTACTCGTCGGTGTGCTGGGGCCGGTTGGCCTTATAGGCGGGGTAGACATTGTTGCGCCAGCCTGGGCCGCTGTCCCAGCAGACCATGACACGGTAGGGCTTCTCCTCGCGTATGTAGCGGGAGATGGTCTTGACGAAGACCACGAGGGCGCTGGTGTCGGTGCCGTCGTCGCTGTGCATGGCGGAGCGACGAGTGGCCTCGACGGCCCTGATCAGGATGTTGTTGCCGTCGATGAGCAGGGTCGGTCTCATCGGTCCTGCAGCCTCCGCTTGTACTGCTCGGCGACGGCAAGCACGATCGTGAAGGCGCACTGCAACTGGTGACCGTCGATGTCGCCTCGCTCGTACAGGGCCCAGGCCAGGCGCTCGATGTCGGCCAGGGTGAAGCGGCGCTCGCCGGTGCGGCCCCGGGGGACGGTGCGGAACACAAGCGGGATGCCGTCCACCATCAGGGGCGTCTTCTTGTAGGGCGCCCCCTTGAGCTGGGTCTTCATCCACTCGGGGTTCTGACCGAAGGCCCAGCCCGCGACCTCCCCTGGGGGAAAGTGCGGCCAGCGCAGCGGCGGTGTGCCCGGCGGCTGCCGGAATTTCGGATCTGTCTCCACCGGCCAGTCGTGGTCGTGCAGCTCGAACTCGCCCTTATAGCGATCGATCTCTCGGGCGTTGCTGTCTTTCGGCTCCACGACGATGGGCTCCAAGGTCAGGGGAGGCATATCGGTCCTTCCACACACCACTGCCCCCGCCCGGTGAGGGGACGGAGGTGGTGGTGTTGAAATGTAGGCGTAGAGAACCTGTGCTGACTAGCGCAGGTGGACGCTCAGCGCGCCGTACGTCACCACGCTGATCTTGCTGACGATCTCCTGGGTGCGGTGCATCTTGTTCTTGATGGTGAGCAGACGGTTGATCTTGGCCTTGTCGACGACGCGAGTCGGGCTGGTCACCATGAGGAACTCGGCGCGCGTGATGTCACCGTTCTCGTACAGGGCGAGCAGCTTCTCCATGCTGAAGACGACCTTGTCCTTGGCCTTCTCGCGCGTGAAGTGCTTCTCGCCGTCCTTGACCACGGCCTTCTCCGGGTTGCCCGCCGAGGCGAGCAGGTAGTGGCCGTCCTTGTTCTTCGGGGTCTTCTCGGGGTCGATCCGCTTCTGCCGTTCGGCGACGACATCGAAGTGGACGGAGATCATACGGTGGATCTCCTCCTTGCGCTTCTTCAGCGCCTTCTCCGCGAGGTCGATCTGGATCTTCTCGGCCCGCAGCGAGACCAGCTCGGTGGAGTTGAGGAGCCGACGGCTCTGCGGAGGCTTGACGTCACCGAAGACCTTGGGGATCTCCGTGATGGCCGCCATGAGGGGGGCGGTGACCAGGTCTACAGCGGTGGCCGCCTTGACCGGCTTGGCCGGGTCGAAGGGCGGGGCGGTGGCCAGCCTGGCCAGAACGTCGGTGAGGTCGAGCTTCGGGTCGTTCTTGAGCTCGATCTCGACCTGGTCGAAGTTGAAGGCGGGAACGAGGGCGGTTTCCGTAGCGGAGGCGGAAGTCGTCACTGGTGCTCCTGTACATGTGAGGTTGTGCGCTCTTGGCGGAGAACGTGAATTCACCGTACCCCACCGATGGGGTAGGGGCAAGAAATTCGGAGTCCGGAAAATCTCAAGCTGCGGCGGGCAATTCACCGTCGAGCGGCCGGTAGAAGCCCCGGACGTCGCCGAGGACTGTGGTGACCGGAGCGGGCGGGAGCGCCTTGACGATGCCCCGGCCGTAGCCCTTGCTGGCGAGGCGCGGGTCCATGATGGCGACGGTGCCGCAGTCGTCCACGCTGCGGATGAGGCGGCCGTAGGCCTGCAGCAGGGTCAGGGTCATGGACGGCACGACCAGGTCGGCGAAGGCGTTGCCGCCCTGGCGCTCGATGGCCTCGCTGCGGGCCTTGTGGATGGGGTCGCTGGGGACGGCGAAGGGGAGCTTGTCGACGACGACCAGGCGGCAGGTATTGCCGGGGAAGTCCATGCCGGTCATGAAACTGCGCAGGCCGAACAGGACGCTGTGCTCGTCGGCGCGGAAGCGCTCGGCCATCTCCTTGACGCTCATGTCGCCGCCCTGGACGAAGGTGGTGTAGCTGTCGGCGCGCAGCTGGCCGCCGACGGCGTCGTAGGCCTCGGTCATGGCCTTGCGGGAGGTGTAGAGCAGCAGGGCGCCTCCCCCGGCGGCGCGTACCAGGTCCAGGGTGGCGGCCGCGACCCAGGTCTCCCATTCGCCTCGGGTCGCTCCGGCCGGGGCCGGGACGTCGGCGGAGGGGTGGAAGGTGAGGGCCTGGGCGCGGAAGTTGAAGGGGCTGCCGACGTCGAGGGTGGCGGCGGTGTCCTTCAGGCCGAGGCGGCGGGCGATGTAGTCGAAGCGACCCCCGCCGGTGCCCGCGCTGAGGGTGGCCGACATCAGGACGGCCGGGTAGCGGCTCCACAGCTCCTCGCGGAGGTAGGAGCCGACTCCGATGGGCGCGGCCTTGATCATCCAGCGTTTGCCGACGGTCATGCGTTCGTGGCCGTACATCTCGGCCCAGCGGACCATCTCGTTGGGGTCGGCGAGCAGGACGGCCTTGATGTTGGCCAGGAAGTTCCGGCCGACGGTGATGATCCGGTTGCGGATGGCCTCCTCCTTCTCCTGGTCGGAGGAGTCGGCGATCTTCCGCTTGAGGACGCGCTGGCGCAGGACTTCGAGGTTCATCCAGAGCGCCACGAACCGGTCGGCGTGGTCGTTGATGAAGTCGGCGTCGATGCCGCCGGTCTGGTCGTGCTCCAGCTGGTCGGCGATCGGCTGGGTCAGGGCGTCGATCGCGGTGATGACGTCCTGGTGAGCGTCGTAGCTCTTCCCGACGCGCTGTTCGTCCACGTCCTCATGGACGGCGAGGAAGCTCATGGCCTGGTCGGCCCACTTGAGCAGGCCGCCCTGCTTGATGTCGAAGCCGAGGTGGCTGGTGGCCTGGTCCTCCAGCTCGTGGGCCTCATCGATGATCAGGCCGTCGTACGGGCCGAGGAGGACGTTGATCCGGGGGCCCTCGCCGTCGTCTCCGGCGGTCTCCCGGGCGATCTTGGTGTCGGTGAGCAGGACGGCCATGTTGGTCGCGACGATGTCGGCTTCCATGGCGGCGTCCTTGTGCCGGAGGCCGAAGCACTGCTCGGCGAAACCGCACTTCGAGCGGCCGGGGCACTCGTCGCTGGAGGCCGAGACCAGCGGCCACTCGCGGCGCTGGTCGATCGGCGTGGTGACGTCGTCGCGGTCGCCGGTGTGGGTGAGCTGGCCGTCCTCGTCCGGCGCGATCTCCTCCCGCAACGCCTGCAGGTTCTCGATCTTGGGGCTGTCGGCCATCTTGGCCAGGCAGATGAAGTTCCCGATGCCCTTGAGCGGGGCCCAGGTGAAGTCGATGCCGACCTCGCCGAGGACCTCCTCCAGCCACGGCAGGTCCTTCTTCGTGTACTGGGTCAGCAGGGCGTTGGTCGCGGTGGCGACGACGAACCTCTTACGGGGCACGTCCTCTCCCCCGGCGCGGCTGGCGAGGATCGCGGCGACGAGGGCGGCGTACGACTTGCCGGTGCCGGTGCCCGCCTCGGCGAGCAGGTGCATGGGGTCGTGCTCGGTGAGGTCTTGAGTCAGCGTCAGCTCGATGGCCTGCGCCAGGTGTTCCTGCTGCGGGCGGCGGCGGTACCCCGGGAGATGACGGGCGAACAGCTCTTGCAGGGACAAAAAGGTCGCAGGCGGAGCGGACGGCATGAAGGGCCCCTTGAAGGTGGTGACACTGCTCATGGCGGTGAACAGGAAAGTTCTGGCGGCGAGCGCGACGCTACACAGCGCCCCAGGGCGAAGTCGCGTTTTTCGTCCGGCGGATTTTCTGGCCGGGCCGACGGGCCGTCAGGAAGGCGCGCTCACAGGTTTCATGCGCGGGGTCCGTGCATTGAGCACCCGGGAGGGACTAGGGTGGCCGACGCGACCATCGTCGGTACCGCCCCCGGCGGTCGCGCATGGCTCCAGAAACACCAACGGCCGCCTTACGGGATCTCCATCCCTTGGCGGCCGCCCGACAGAGACTTTGGCCGGTCAGCCTGTCGGTGGGGCCAACAACCTCATACCCACTGAAGATCCACGATCCTGGAGGTCGCTGGCATGGGCCAGCCTACCCAAAAAACACCCTCGGTGTACACGACCCGAGGCACAGACACGCCGCCGCAGGCCAGCGCCCGCAGCCCGTTCGGGACGCGGCTGTCCTTTTCGGCCCCCGATGATGTTCAATGTCTTCCAGACCGGGCCCGCCAGCCTGGCACCACCACCACAGACCACCCCCGGGCACGCGTGTGCCCGAACCCGCCAAGGGGGCTGACGATGTCTCACGAACTTGCTGCAGAAAGGCTTGAGGGGCGCCCGGAGACCAACATCTCCGTGACGCCCCTCGCCGCATAACGGCCCTGCCTGGGCCGGGGGAAGCCGTCTCCGCCAAGAGCGGACTTCCCGGGAAGAACGTGAAGGTTCTTCCGCCAGGCGACGCGACATTTTCGGTCAGACCATCGCCAACACGGTGGTTTGGCCCTCGACCTCGAAGTCATAGAAAGGGCACACCCGCCGTGCCAGAGCAGTCTACGGGCCTCGCACCCGTGCCGCATGCCAGCCGTGGCGAAAATCTCGGCCAAGTTCAGGTGACCGCGCCAACGACGAGCGCTCCCTGGCTTGATGATCTTCACCCCAAGCACTGGATTCGCCGGTTCCCCACCCTCTCGCCGTACATGACGGTCCTGATGGACAAGGGCGACGTCGAACTGCGCTACGGATCTACCGACCGCTCCAGCAGCAAGACCGCGAAGTCCAACCACCGGCACGCCGCCACGGCGGCTGCTGCTGCTGGCTGTGCTCGCTTCGGCTGGAACGGGGGCCAGTTCGTCGAGGCCAACCTGGACTGCCCGTCGGCGGTGGGCCGCCACGCCCGCCGGATGATGCACCTCAAGGGCCGCGAGCACGCCATCGGCTACCTGGACCGTGTCTGGGAACGTGCGGTCGAGCACGTCGGCACCCGGACCATGATCGCCTCGCGCCAGGACTCCGTCTTCGACCTGATCGCGCTGCGGGACAAGATCGGCCAGGCCGTCTGGCGCGGTACGGCAGGTTCGACGGCGCTGCGCGTGCTCATGGCCTTCTGGGAGACCGGCAGCAAGGTCGGTGGCCGGATCTTCGCGCTGTCCTACCGTGACGCCGCTGAGCAGGCCGGGTGCACCGCCCGCACGGCCTACCTCGCGGTGAAGAGGCGGCTGGAGGGCGTCTGGGTGCGGCTGCTGGAGTCGGGCAAGGGCGAGGAGGCTTCCACCTGGATGCTGCTCGACGGCACCGGTTCTCAGCAACGACCCACCTTCATGGGGGCGCAGCCCAAGGGGGGCACTCAGAGTGTGTCGTCGGTGAGAAACGGTGAGCTCGACGCCGCCGTCGTTGCCCACCTGATGTCCCTGGACGCCTTCGCCCACCGGGGCCTGGGTGCCTCTTCGCTCAAGATCCTCGCCGCGCTCCGCCTGCAGGACTGCCAGACCGTGAAGGACCTGATCGAGTCCGCCATGCTCAGCCAGTCCACGGTCTACCGGAAGCTCTCCTGCCTCTCGGAGCACGGCCTGGTCGTCAAGAACGGCGAGGTCTGGGAGCTCACTGAGACGGCCTACGAGGCCCTGGCAGGGGCCTGGGAGGGCTGGGACACCGTCGCCGCCGAGATCGGCACGTACGGGACCGCCTGGCGCCGCCAGCAGCGTCACAAGGACGAGCGCGCCGTCTACCACGGCATGGTCCTCCCCCGCTTCCGGGAGCGCCGTGCGGCCGACGTGATTCCGATCCGGGGGGATGAGGTCGAGCCGGACTGGGTAGCCGACGGCTGTGCCATCGACCCCGTCACCGGCGAGATCATCGAGGACCTCGTAGTGGCGTCAGATGGCCGGTTCCTGCTGGTAGTTGATGAGCTGGACTACGACGAACTGCTCCGCCGCAATGCCCTCGCCTGCGCAGCATGATCCCTCCAGCCACGAATAGTCGCTGATCAGACGGCATACATGGCCTTGTCAGTCTTCTCCCCGTCCCTTAGCGTGCTCAGCATGCAGCGACCGACTCCCGCCACGGGCTGCCTTGACAAAGAGGACGCCTACGCCAGCCTCCCTGGCATACGCAAGCACCTGAAGTACCGAGGACTGACCAAAGATCCCCACGCCATGTGCGCCGAGGTGAGCAGGTATGGCGACGGGTGGGCCGTGTACATCGGATTCCAGGACTCCGTCGACCTCACAGAGGCCATGAAAGCCCTCGGCGTCAGCGCAGAATCCGCCGTCGCCGCCCTCGGAGCAGCAGCCTGAACCCAAAAAAGGCCTCTGACCTGGGGATTCTCAGGTTCGACACACTCAAGTGCCCCCCTTGGGCTGCGCCCCCATGAAGGTGGGTCGTTGCTGAGAAAGTCGGTCATCTGTCGGGTTAGCGAAGTAGCCTCATGCCATGACAATGATCGTGCGCGTGTGGGACTGGTGCGCTGAGTCCTTCTTCACTCTGATCACTCCCCAGCCCGCGTTCCGCCTGCCGAAGGTCCAGCTGCCACCAGACGATCTGGCCTGAGTTACGCCACCAGGTAGCTCCGGCGCCGCTGCACCGCCCCTACGTGGCCCTCGGCGCCGGTGTCGCCGAGGAACCGGTCGGCCATCTCGTTGCGCGCCAGCATGGACTCGACGATCCCCTCCTCCACGGTGCCCTGCAGGACGAACGTGGTGCAGGTGATGGAGGGTGCGGTCGAGGTGATGCGGTCGATCCGGCCGAGGCGCTGGGTGCGGGTCTCGTACGTCAGTGCTGACTCGTACTCGACCAGGTAGGTGGCTTCGGGCAGGTTGATGCCGTCCTTGCCTGCGTCGGAGGTCAGGAACACGCAGGGCTCGGGGTCGGCGCGGAAGCCGGTGCGGGCCTGCTCTCGGTCGGGGCCGTCCATGGCGCCGGTGTAGAGGTAGCTGCGGATGCCCTCCTTGCGCAGGGCGTCGGCGAGCAGCGGCAGGGCGGACGGGCCGAACTGGGAGAACACGACGGCCTTGTCACCCTGCCCATGCACGATGGATGACAGGTACTCGACAAGCTCTTCGGTCTTCCTCGACGGCAGCGACCGCAGGTAGTCCACTCCGTACGCCTGCACCAGCTCCATGGCCAGCTGAGAGGTTCCGGCGGCCGCCGAGTGCGCCAGGGCCATCGGGTGCGCGGCGACCTGCCGGAGGGCCGCGTGCAGGCCGGGAACGGGCTCTTCGTACCGGTCCTGCAGGGAGGCGACCTCGTTGTAGAACCGCTCCTGCTCCCGGGCCATCTGCAGCGTGCGGAACTCCTCGATCCGCCGGGGGAACAGGTCGCGGACGTCCGGGTCCGTCTTGCGCTTGCGCCAGATGTGCGGCCGGGCCAGGGCGACGAACTGCTCGACGCCCTCGTCGTAGTAGCGCGGGCGGCCATAGTCGTCGCGGCTCTTGATCACCGCGTCCTCGAAGGCCTTCACCGTCGGCATGGCGGCCGGGACGGCGAGCCGGAGCAGGTTGAAGCCGTCCTCGTAGGAGCGGCTGATCGGGGTCGCGGTGAGACCGACGACGCGGAGGTCCTTCTGTCGTCGGCGCAGCTGGGCGAGAGCGAAGCCGTGGGCCTTGTAGAGCTGGCTGGTCCGGTTGCGCAGCTTGTCGGACATCTCGTCGTAGACGACCAGGACGCGGCGGCCGTCGGCCTGGGCGGCCAGCAGGGCCTCCAGGACGGGCCCGGGGGTCGCGACCTTGGTCCGCTTGCCCAGCGGGATGGAGAAGCGGGCCAGGTCGGCGCGCAGCGTCTCGTACGTGCTGATCACGACGTGCGGCAGGCCGAGCTTGAGGGCCTTCATCCGGCTGGGGCCGTGGTGGACGGCGGCCGCCAGCGTGGTGAACGAGCCGAAGTCCTCGTGCCACTCGGCGAGCTTGTTCTGCTTGCACACGAGCAGCACGAGGTCCTCGGCGCCGTCCTCGGTGAGCAGCGCGGCGAGTGCCATGGCGATGACGGACTTGCCGATGCCGGTGTCCGCCACGAGCAGGCCGGAGCGTCGCATGTAGGCGAACGCGGTGCCCTCCTGCTGGCACGGGAACAGGCCGTGCGGGCTGTGGAAGGAGGGGGCGTTCACGCTGGTCAAGGTAGGTGTCAAGGTGGTTGGAGGTGGATTAGGAGATTTATTCATCTCTCGATCCATCGAGAAAACCGCAAAACCGCATTTCCGTTGAGGCGGAAAGTGGGTCAGGACAGGGCGCACCAGTACGCAAGGGCGGTGGCCTGGCCGTTGGCGGACGGAGTGAACGAGGCAGGCAGCGCGGTCTGGCCGGTGCCGCTGTTGGCCACGCGCAACGCCGCCGCAGACAGATTCCCGTTCATGCTGGACAGGAGCGCCGAGGACGCCCGGTACGGGGACGGGTTGGTGGCGCCGTTGAACAGCAGGGCCATCCAGTACATGCCGGGCGTCAGCGTGATGGAGCTGGCGAACGTTGCTGCGAGATGTCCGGCGGCGGTGATCTGACTGGTGATGTCCACCGAGCCCAGCAGGGCCCCCGCCGAGCTGTACAGACCCATCCAGTTCTGGCCTGCCGTCGGCGTGGTGGCGCCTGCTGCGAGGTTGATGTACCCCTTGGTGACCGTAGTTGACCGGGGCACGTACAGCGCCCGCAGGAGCAGGACGCCGCCCGTAGCGGCCGAGCTGCTCGTGCCCGCCGTCTCCGGATCACCAGTCCACGCCGCGTACCCGTTGGCCACGAACGGAGTGGGCACCCCCAGGGCGGGGCCGTTGCTGGACAGGGCCTTGGAGGCGTTGACCTCACCGGTGCTGCGGGTGATCGAGAACGGGACATCGATCTCGGTTCCGGCGTCGCTGAAGCGAGCGATCTGGTAGTTGGACCCGGCGTTCGACCCGGACTCGGTCGTGGATTCAGCCCGCGCCTCCCACCGCTCTCCGGCGCCCCGGCTGAAGTACCGCAGGGCCCGGGTGGCGCCAGGGGCTCCGGCAATGTCCATCCGGTCCGAGTTGGAGACCGTGGACACGCCGGTGGACGGATCAACGGTTGCCTGGACGACACCGCTGGCCTTGCTGATGGCGAACGACGTGTCGTTGTAAGGGCTGGTGGTGCCCTCCAACCAGCCGCCCGAGAGCTGCACACGGCGGGCGAACTGGGTCTGGATTCCGTAGGCGGGGCTGCGGTTGCCGGTGCTGTCGTCGTTGTATCCCACGTAGACCGAGCAGCCCTGGAATATGGCGCCCGGGGCCTGTGTGCTGGAGTTGGTGCCCTGGAGGTTGAAGCCTGCCCAGGTGCCCGTCGAGGAGCCGTCCCGCTTGGCCTGGCACCCCACCAGGAGAGGCAGCTTGCCACCGTCCAGGCAGGTCAGGTGGAACCCGTGCTTACCGGATCGGTCGGTGTTGCAGCCGATCATGACGAGGCTGTAGTTGATGCCGTTGATGTTGTAGCCGTAGCCGTTGTTCCACTCGGCCCTGCAGCCGATCATGGACACGGCGTTGGGGTTGGTCAGGATGAACCCGTCTCCGCCGTTGCCCTGGCTGTAGCACTCGATCAGGTCGACGTCGGTGGCGCCGCCCGTGGTGCTGGTGGTCAGGTTGATGCCGTTGCCGCCGTTGGTGGAGGCAGTGATCTTCTCGAAGATCATTCCCGCGCCGCTGTCGGCCTTGATCGCGTCACCGGTGAATTGCCAGATGGCGACGTTGCGGACCGCGATGTCCTTTACGCCGCTGCTGATGGCGATACCGGCGATGGCGCCGCTGGAGGAGTTGTTGACGCTCCTGCCATGGAGCGCCAGGCCCTCGATGCGGGGGCCGCCGCCGTAGGCGGAGTCGAGGTAGGTGCCGTTGACGGGGGCCGGGTCGACGCGGATCAGCTGGCTGCCGGTGAACAGGCCGCTGGTGGCCGGGCGCAGCATGGAGGTGGTGATGTTCGTACGGGGGGCGAAGTGCGGGCTCCATCCGCCGCCGCGCAGGACAACACCGAGGGAGAGCACCAGCGGGCTGCCGAGGCGGTAGTGGCCCGGCGGGATGTAGACGACATCACCCTGCTTGGCCGAGTCGATGGCTGCCTGGATCTTGGGTGAGTTGTCGGTCGGGCTGGCGTTGCTGCCGTCCGGGACCGCGCCGAAGTCGAGAACGTTGATCCACGACTTGTTGTACGTCGACAGCGCCGTGACCTGCGTCTGCATGTCGGCCATAGCGTTGTTGAAGGCGTCAGCCCAGGGGGTCGTCCCTCTGTTGATACCCGTGAACATGCTTACCCTCCAAAGAGAACATCGCCGAAGCCGCCGTTGCCGAAGCCGTTGACATCAGCGGGGTTGACGGCACGGACGAGTACGCGGCCGATCTGCGGGGTGAAAACGCTGGCGTTGGTCTGGGCCGTCAGGCGCAGGTACTTCGCGCCGGGCGGCAGCGGCCGGGCGTTGGCGGCCCAGGTCTGGTACCAGGAGGCCGTCGTGGCGGCGAGCGGCTGCCAGGTCAGCGGCACCTGAATCCAGGTGCTGTTGTCCGAAGAGGCGTGGGCGACCAGCTCGGTGGAGAGCGTGGCCACGTCCGGCCCGGACAGCTGCCAGGCGAAGACGTGCACCCGGAAGTCGCTCA